GCTGCCTAGGATGAGATAATCACCAGTCTTGACGGGGCCAGTAAGCGTTGTGCCATTCCAACTATATAATCCTACTGCATGCCTAGCATATGATTCGCTGCCGCTCCAACAAACATATGATCCTATATCAATTGCCGTACGTCGTAGGAATTTCTTAGGTGGTAAACTTGCTGAATATTCGCTATATCCACCAAGTGTAGGAGTGGCACTTGCATAACTCCACAGCAGCGAGCCGACAGGCTCAGCAATTAAGCCAAGCTGCGTCAGCAGATCGTCGTAATCTCCGGGAGAGTCGTCCCGAGGCGACATATCAGCAGGCTTACCCATGGTTGGGTTTGGGCCGTACTCCTGACTGGAACAATCACCCGGTAGTAATCCAAGATCATCTGGGGTAGCGTACACTGCCGGACTGGTCTCCCGCAACGTCAAATTGACTCCAATTTGGTTGTCCTCAATAGCAAGTGAATACTCCAAAACCTCCATGGGGGTCTGGTTAAACCCGTGTCGCGGAAACGTGAGCAATACAGGCAACCCCGGTTGAGCCCTCAACGCTTCCACGTTGCACTTCACTGTAACAGTGCGAGACCTCCGTGCGCGTTCAAGGTAGATACTGGCGATGCGTCGGCACATCGTAGGCGACTGCGTATTGACCAATTCAATATCCTCTGTTAACTCCTCCCCGTCATCATCAATGTAACCTTGATTGGTCACCGCTGGGAAATCCGTAGGCTGCCACTCAGAGCACGGACTGACATGAATACCCTTAACGGTGTTTATATGATCGCTCTTTGAGGTCTTTGTCTGTAGTTGCAACGGACCGACCATCATATCCTGAGTGATCTCAAATGTAGGTGCAATGTACGCCCCAGCGTAGAACCGCCACTTACCGCTCACATATACGGCTGCACCTGCCATTGCGGTACGAAACGACTCAATTATTGCCTCTGGCTCGTCCTCCAACGTCACTATTCCATCAAATGTGTATCTGGGTTCGGTTCCGCCTGCAGAGAGTGCAACCGCCTCGTCGCAAATGTTGGCGGATTCAATCTCTGTCTCCTCGTCAATCTCGGTGGCGCGTTGGACGTTGGGGCCAACACGAGCTTGGGTCAAGTAATGGCTAAAGCAGAGTTGAACGTTGTTAGTATACTTGTAAGTACTGTCCCGTGAATCCAAGATGTCATTCCGCCCGTTAACGATGGCGGAAATGCTGGGGACTCCATTTGGAAAAATCTCCTCATCGTATTTTAGCCGAATCCAGCTGTAACAGATGCCTAGCAGCTTGTCGGTGCTCTCCCATCCAGGAAGCTGCGCAACTGCCTCCGCAATCGGGGTCTCATTATCTGTTCCACCAAGTCGGGACCGGACCTCGACAAAATTTGCATACTTGCCCGTACCTGTACCTGACCCAGACGCGACAACGGCCCCATCAAACAGGATAGATTCCACACCTTGACATGGCCCCTCTCCCCAGATCAAGATGTAGTGAAGATACTCATTTTTCTCGCCAGAGGCCCCCACGTAACACTCATACCCGCCGATGCGTACACGGCCGTAAGGAATTCGTCTCGGCATGGCAGAAGCACGCACCTGATACACCACGCCGCGCGAACGTTCCGCAGCTGCAGCTGCAGCCTTTTTGGCCTTCTGGTAACCCGTGTATGCTACCGCCGCGCTGGCTGCGAATACCGCTCCAAGGATAATGGTTTCTAGGCCCATGATGTCATACTCTCCACGCTGCAATTGCTCTTATCCGTGGAATGACTTTGAACCCGATTTTGTCGGGCGTCAAGAGTCCAGATCCAAAGAACAGAGCGGCTCCCTGTTGCAACGTTGTCTCTCGTACATATGCTATATCACCACGTTGGCCAACATCTGGTGAAATCTCCTCAAAGCCAGCAGCGCGCAACTGAGCACGAAATAAGGGCAACAACTCCCCACGTGCTGACCTGATGATGTCGCGCGCTTCTTCGTCCGTGGCGTACGCGCTCCGCCAGTCTGCCCCCAGGGGGTCCACTCCACAAATCTTTTGAACAATATCCGCGATGGTGCGAACACAATCAGCTTGACTCCGGCTAAACACTTGATGACGCCGTGCGAACACCTCCGCTGCCAAGATTTCTGGCCAATTTGTTACTCGTTGAATCATGCTTGGGTTCTTCCCCATGGGATTGTTACATCCTGAATTTTCTCGATCTTGTTAAGCCCAGTATCGCCTTGCCCTGGGTATAACAGCTGCTGATCGCGGTGCGTGTACCTGAATTCACGTTTACGTAAGATGTCAACCAGCCGGTGCTCAGCTTGAATCGCCAATGACGCGGTGTCGCCAGCATCCTCGACCTGATCAGTGTCCATCATCCCGCTCCACAGCGGACCGCTCATCACTTCAAGGTCCGTCTCGGCCTCATCCCAAAAACCGAGCCAGATTGTAGCTTCGTGACCTTGATATGCGTCATTCACGAGCGCAGCCGCGAAATCTGCGTCCAGACCGTTGATACGGGCGGTGATACCCTTGGCAGACGTATCTGTAGTTTCGGATACTGCCTCAAAGCCAATCGCGCCACCAACACCCTCCCACGTGTGTCCACCCCACTCGATTGGGCCGACTCCGGTCCACACACGTTTCGCGCCAGAGGGGAAATCCGCAAACACGAGTATGACTGGCTTGACGACCTTGGCCTGAATGCGTGCGATCAGTTCCGCGCTTAGGATTCGTTCAGCGGAGTAGCTCATGATACCTCCTCCTTGGCTGTAAATTCAAAACCTTCCATCAGCCTGGACACCTCCCACGCGAATTCTGGGAACCCCGTCAAGCGGAAAACCCCCTTGGCCGCAGTCCCGTAGGGGATCACGTAGTTGTCGGCAGGTGACGTACGGATTTTGGGCCACAAAGTTAATGACGCGTTGCCCGCGCCGTCGCTGTTAACCGTCTCCAATACAGAGTATAACCTGGTGCCTAGCTGAATCCAGTCACCCGCTTTGAACAGACCGGTCACGCTTTTGGCCCAACCGTCCGTGTTGAGCGTCGCGCCAAGCTGGCCTGCGCCCTTCACCAATCCGACGCCCGTGGCGGCTCCGCGCAGCGCAGCGCCCACGGAGTCACGCAAGTAGAAAGTCCCTTCAGTTCCGTTGAGCTTTAGCGCCCACGCCTGCCACTCCTTCGCCCTGGCCAGCGACATCGGAGGGAGCTTCACCACGATGAGCCTTTGCTGCCCGTCCCACACGTACACCTTGTTGTGATATGTGAATGGGCTTTCCTGCTCAGCAACAGCGGATCGTGGTGACCACTTCAGACTGACAAAACCCGGAGCGGAAGGCAGGTTAATTGGGTAGGTGATGGCCATAGTGTGTTATCTCCTTATGCCCTTGCGGAAAGACCCTGCACGGCGCACGCCATCTACTACAGCGCCCAATGTTTCTTTCTTAGTTCGCGCGGCAGCTCTGGCGAGATCGGCCTCTGTCACTCCCCCCGTGAATACTTGGCTGATGGATATGCTCATGGGAGCAGCCCCTTGATTGAGGTCCTGCTCGTAGTCGCCCATGGGCACCACTTCCCCGGATACATCCGGGCGGAACATCTCAGTGCCATTTTCGTTGACGCGGTAAAGCGACCCCGCGTTGACATGCCCTCCCTGGGCACGGGCCCCTGACATTGTGGCCCCGGTCAACGCCGTAGCCGCGAGGTTCCCGACTGCTCCTATGCCAACCGCTGCAGTGGTCCCCAAGGCTGTAGCGGTGATGAAGGACCCTAGGCCCACCCAAGACGCGGCTCCCATCGTTGCGATGCTCGCCGCAATTGCAGCAGGTATCCACGCGGCTTGCACAGCTGCGGCCTGAGCTGCAGCGGTACCAGCGGCTGCAGCTCCAGCGGCTGCTTGTGCGGCCTGAAATCCAAGAGCCATTGCCAACTGTGTTGCCACCCATTGGGCGGCCATCTGGACCAGCGACTGGATAACAGTCGTGACAAATGTCGCGGCCACCTCGGTCAGCGCGTCCCGCCATGAGAGGGTGCCACGTACTAATTGGCCAATCTGGTTTTGAATAGATTCGTAAGCAGCCAACCAAGGATTATACACCTCATCCGCCAATGAATCCCGTAGCACTACGAGTCGATCTCGCGTCTTCTTGACTGTTTCGTCACTTAATGGCGGTACGTCAATCGCATCATATACTGGCTTGACGGAGTTCGCAATCTCGGTGGCAGCTGTTTGGGTCTTGGCGCGAACCTCCGCGAGCCACTTGTCAAAGTTATCAGATGGGAGCGGCTTGGACAGCAACGCATCCCACTCCGCGACGGTCTGCGCTAGCCCGTCAACGGTGGCGCTTTGAAATTCAACAACAGAAGATGCCCAAGAACCAATCTCACTGGTCATCCCTCCGAGGCTCTTTGCTAAGGTGGTGCTCAGTCGCTCTCCAGAGCCAGTCACAAGATCCATCCCCTCCGCCACGAGCCTAAGCTGTGGGAACATGACAGACAGCACCTTAGAGCTCTGAACACTGTCTAGGACGTTCTCAATGGTGCGAGCAACACCCACCAAAATCTCTTTGAGCTTGATGGCCATCGAGGTGACCAGGTTCATGGTGACGCCCGCAGCCGTCCCGATAGCCGCAAACAGCGCAGAGAATACGACCTGACCTGACTTGACGAGGAATTCCCATCCGCGCCAAGCGTTAGCAAGCCACCCGAAACCTTTCACTCCCCATGTAACTGCTGTCTCAAGCGCGTTACGGAATCCCTCCGTGTCGCTGGCAGCCTTCATTAGCAAATCCGCGATTCCCTTCAGCACCGGAGCCATCGCGATCGCGAGCTGATTGGTGACCCCCTCTGACACGAGTTTGAGCTCGCTCATTGCATCACCAGCAATTTCAACCTTGGCGGCGTCTACACGATTAAGCGAAACCCCGAGGGATATCAGCTTCTTGTTAGCATCGTCCAAGGCAGCGGAACCCCCCTGAATTACGCTGAGCATCTCCCGGCTCGCTCCCCCAAAAATCTTGGACGCGTACGTGGCCTTTAGCGATTGGTTTTGGACCTGATTTAGCGCATTTGCAATTTGTGCAAATTGCTGATCAGGAGACAGCTTCATCAACTCGTCTATTGAGAGGCCCAGACCATCAAACGCCCATTGAGCCTTTTTGCTTCCTGCTGCTGCTAGTACGATTTGTTGTTGCGCGGATTCAAGCGCGCCATTCATACTATCGAAGGAGGAGCCGGACAGCTCCGCCACGTGTTGCAACGTGCGCAATTTTTCGATTGGTACACCCAATCGATCAGAAGCCTTGGCTAGCTTGTCAATCCGTTCGTTTGCCTGTTCAAGAACCAATGCAAGCCCGCCACCCGCAGCCATAGCACCGGCCCCAACAGCCAGCGCCATCTTATTGCCGATACGGCGAGACATCTGTATGGCCTTCTCAGCGTCCCTACTGAATCCAGCAGTGGACGCCCGAAGATCAATTAGAAGACTGCCAATACTAACCGCCATTGGTCGATTCCAATTTATTCCTGGCGTGAATTGTGTTGTGGATCCAAGTCACCTTCGCGAAAAGGTCAACCCCGGACCGTCCCGTACCCGTCGCGTTCTTACGTGGCATGAAGTGGTTCTCGTCGAACACTTTGCCGCGTTTCCGGTTGGGGTTGTTGTTGAAGATCGCCGCGATTAAGCGGGCGGTCCTCCTGTCCTGTTGTTCCTTCTCAAATAACCATTCCCGCTGAGCGTCCTTATTGAGCTGGGACAACTCAGCGGGAGTGAGTTTCAGAAACTGGTCGCGTGTCAGGCCGTGGCGCCTGAACGCCTCAGTTTGCAGTCGGAGATACCGGAGCGTCAGCGGCTTCATCAGAGCCGAGGCCGTCCTTGATGGCGGCCGTAAGCGCGTTAACCACGTGTCGCACCGGAATCCCTTTGAGCTGGGCCTTAGCCTGATCCTCGGTAAGCTCGGGCTGCTCGTGCAGCCGGCCGGCCCAGTACAGGGAGATGAACGTCTGGGGCTTGCGGACGGATTCGGGAGTGAGGCCCCCGTCCATCAGCTTGATGCCCTTTTCTTCGAGGCGAATCACCGCGTCAAAGTCGAAGCGGAGTTCACCGATTGCTTGCTTGGCTACATCGATGTCTTTCATATGGGTTGGTGGTGGAGTTCTATACTGAAAAACGACGATCAACCGAGCACGACAATGATGTCGAGCGACTCGGTACCGGTGCCGGAGAGGTCGATGTTCTTCGCATCCGAGGCGACGTCGGGCGCGCCCTCGTTGAGGAAGAACAACGCCTCCTGCCCCGGTTTGACCGCGAAGGTGAATCCGTTGCCGAGCAGCTCGTATCCGCTCGACGCGCCCTCGGCCACGGTAATCGCAGCCGTGTTGGTGGTCGGGGCCTTGACCTTAATAGCCTGCACCTTGAGACCCGTGCCATCAACAACCGCGCTGTTGGTGCCGACGAGGGAGGTGAGATCAATCGTAGCCGCGCCAACGGTGAGGCTCTTACGGAAGGCCGCGACCTTGGTCGCCGGGACCGAGGAGGCCGCGTCAATCTGCAGATTGGTCGAGTAGGCTTCGTGCACAATGGAATTGTAGCGTCGGGCGGCCGGCGCGGTGATCGTCTCCCGGACGTCGAGACGGGACGAATATGAAGCGATGATGCTCATGATAATGTCTGGTTGAAGTTATAGTTGCTGTGTAACAACGCAACTTACGTCACGTTGAAGTTGGGGAGACCGGAGACCTTGAGTTTGACCGAGGCGGAGATTTCACCCTCGACCGGGTTGCTCGGCTCGAACCCAGTAACAACGGCATCAAACTCCCACGTCTTGGAGTTCGGAGTCTTGAACACGAGACGGTACGTGTGGACCGCGTCATCAGACACGAGCAACATGCGGTCGAGCAGGACCTTCTGGCCTGCCGTATCCTCCGGATCCCACACGAGATCGAAACTGATTTCACCAGCATCGATCAAGCTCTTGATGAACTCGCGCACCGCACCGGGAGAATCGTGCGCGGTGACGTCGATGGTATCAGCAGAAAGGCCGGGACCATTAATGTCGCGGACTCCGGCAATGTCTGGCCAATCCAGGCCAGACTGATATTGCAGCTTGGCCCCATATGCAGCGTATTTGTTGCCCATGATGTGTATTTGTTGCGGTTACTGTTGTTGTTGTTTAGATGGTTGGGGCGGCCGAGACTCGGAAATCGATCGTCTTCTGGATCAAACCTGCCTCGTCTGCAATTCCATCAATGTCGTTGTCAAAAAAGCAGAAGCCAATTCGGACGTCAACTAGTACACCAGAAATTCCGTTAATCCGGTCCTTGATGATGTCTCGGATCTCATAGGTCTCTTGTGCAGTCGGCGCAAAAATAGAAAATTGTAACCGAAACTCCTCGTTCTGCGTCGGTCCATCATGGGTGAAGGTATCAGACCCGCTAATATTTTGCCAGACAACATACGCTGATCGCTCAGACTGGGGAGACCGCATGGCCCAGAACCGGTCGGAGATCTTGGCGACCAGACGACTGTCAGCCAAAAGGAAATCTCTGATTCTCTGTATGGTCTTGAGTGCGACAGACATTAGATGGGCTTTCTCTTATTAACGCGGGCGGCAACCCGCTGGATTGCTGGTTTTATACCATCTATAAACTTCTTCAGAACTTCCCCCTTCTTGGCGTCGAAGGCCGGACGCATGAACGGTTTTGCCGACTGTGTCGACGTGCCAAATTCCTGCAGATGTGCGTAGTTGGTGGGACGCGACACGTTGCCTCGACGATCCTTGCCCCGGGCCTTGCGGTCGGGACCGATCACGACGATCACGGTCTTCTTGTCCTTCGAAGTAGTAACGCGTCGCTTCATCGCCTTCTTGAGGTCGCCACCATTGGCTACCTTGTCAACCGGTGCCCGCACCTTGGCCTCCTTAACCATAACAGTCGAAGCCTTGGTGAGTTCCTCGCGCATAGCTTGTCGTTCAACCTTCTTTGCTAGTTCCTTCAGGTTGGCCCGAAGCTCTAGGACAGAAGAACCGCGAAGTTTTGCACCGAGCATCAATCGTTCCTCCTCTTGGCCAAGATTTCAATCTTGGTCGGTCGATTGCCTGGAATCTTTATGCTGTCGAGCACGTCAAACACATGGTCTTTGTACGTAATCTGGTGCTTGGCTCCGAGGTCAGACAACGCGCTCTGGTATCGAACGATGAACTTCACCTCGACCGTCGCGACGATCTGCATCGCGTCAACCAGCTCGCGCCCCTTCAGCTCCCGGTATTCGGCCCACGTGTTGGCCACCGCCCGCAAGGTCTCAATGCGATCGCCGATCAGCCCCGGAGACGTATCCGGAGTCTGGATCAAGATCTTCGCATCAAGAGTTCCTGCGTTCATTCGGAACTGGTCGGATCGTGCCGCATCGGGCAATTGACCTTGTCGCAGAGGTGAGACTTGCAAGACCTGCGCCACCTCCAGAGGAGAAACAAGAACCCAGCAATCGACAGCATTGCCGCCAGAATCTTGTCGTAATCAGAGGCAACATACGATCCGAGCGATGCCCCGATCGTTCCGAGGAAGGTGGTCATGTCACGAGACGTCATGACGTGAAAGGGGAATCAACCCGCTGCGACCGCAGAAGGTGCTTGACTGACATTGGGATTTGGGTGGCGATTGTACCAGTGATCACTGGGGTGCGTTGCTCATACAAGTGATTGAACGTCATCTTGATGGCTTGGTTCAGGATCGAATTCGCCACCCCTGCCTTGAACTCGATCTGTACGGCGTCCGGCCGCCCGCTTTCTGTGTCCAGCTCAGGGAGCGAAAACTCGCTGTTCAGCACGACCCGACCGGGAAGATTGAAAGTATCGACCGAATACGAACTGGTCGCGATGGTGTTGAGCTGGCCTGCCGCGTCAACGTATTTGAACGACGTGACCGAGACCAGCGGAGAGCGACCGAGGACGATGGCGCGTCGCCCTGTACGGGCGAACGCGGGGAATCGGTAGAAATTGTCGACCGACCAAGTCGGCCACGATTCGGCCACCCAGAGAAACGTGGTTTCGACCGCCGCCCGACCGGTGTAGTCTTCAACCATCTCCTGAGCGACTCGTATGAGGGACGCAATCACGCTCTCCTCGTCAGCCCCGTCGATCCGTGCATATTCCTTGGCCTCAGCCAAGGAAACAGCAAGACTTGACGGGGTGACGACCTTGATCATAATTGCGCCCTCGTATCGAGTCGGTTGTTACTTCTTAGTTGCGGGCTTGGCCACCTTGGCCTCGTCCTTCTCGGCGTCAATCTCGGCCTTAATCTCCCTGGCCTCCTTCGTGTCGAGATCGAGGGCGCGACCAGCCGAGATTAGGATGAACGTGGTGCGTTCATCCGCCTCGATGACGTCGCCCCGCTCTGCGGATTTTCCGCCGTTAATAATACAGGGTTCAATGATCAGCAATTTCTTCATGATGGTTGGTGGTTCTGATGGTTGGTGACGTGAGATCTTTATCGGGCGAGGGCGACGACGTCAACTCCGACGTAGAACGCGGGAGAATTGGTGCCGCCAATGGTAGCAACCGGACGGATATACCGTTTGATCGCCTCGGCGCAGAACGTCTTAGTCTGGCGCGAGTACCCGGTCACCTGAGTGAACGCCGCACCGGTGATGTCGGAGAAGACGAACTGTTCGACGCTGATCTCAACGCTCTCGGTTGTGTCAGGCGTCCATGTATCCGTTCCGTTAAATGTCTGCAGCGTACCCTTGTCGGCCACGTCGCGAGACCGCACGACGACGCAGTTCGTGCTGGATGCCGTGTAATCAGCCGAGAGTACGACGTGATACGCCGTCGCGTTGGCCACGTCGATCGGGGTGGCAAAGGTCGCGGTGACGGTGCTAAAGGAGGTTGTGATCTCGGAGTCGATGTCGATGGTAGTCGAACCGAGGGAGGTGCCTGGAGCACCGTTGCTGTCATCGAAGATCTCGACGGTGACCTTCTTGCCCGCCGCAAGTGTGCCGATCTTCTTCAGCTTGAGGGCCACCTTCTTGATCGACGCCGCACCCGACTGAGTGAAGGTGGCGGCGATCTTTACATTTGTGGACGCGCTGGTCTTCAACTTGGTCTCGGTCTCACCCTCGGTGAGGTACGAATACCCGCGAGCGAGGGGATCGGAGTGTTGCAGCTTGAGGTCGAGCGTCGGGTTGGTACCGGCGTCGTTCTTGGCGGTGAGTTCGAAGTCCGCGAAGCCGGACAGAACCGATGTATCGAAGTCGCCAAGATTGGCAGACGCCGAAATCTTGGCAAGGGGAAGGAGAACGAATGATTTTCTCATGTGATTTGGTTGGTTGGATTTCGACGCTGACGTTTTCGACCGAAAAAGCCGACCCCAGGTGTCACCCCGAGAGTCGGCTTGTATTTTCGATGTCGAGACAACCTTAGGTCGTGACGATGTCCTTGCAGACCGCGAACGACTCGACGCGACGGACGAGGAAGTCGTAGAAGGTCCAGCAGTTGATGCGGATGAGGCCCTCGGTGTCCTTGGAGTACGGATTCACGAGGAACTCCAGTCCACCCCACTGCGCCATGAGCGCGTCGGCGAAGTTGCCGAACGCGAGGGCCGACAGGTTCGAGCCGAGCCCCTTGGTGATGTTGGACGGAACAAGGTTAGTGATGCCACAGGCGTACTCGTTGAGCGGAGTCGCCGGGGAGATGCGGGACCAGATCTTCTCCGCGTTGGTGGATGCCTCGATGCTCGTGCGCTTAAGCTTACCACGCACCTTGGTGTTGGTGAGGTAGGCGAGCGCGCCGATGTCGGCGTCGACCGCAGCGACGGCCGATTCGAGGTTGACGATGTGGTCCCACGTCGGGGCACCACCATCGGCACCGATGGCGACCGAACCGACGCCAACCGTATTCAAGATGCCATACGGCTGACTGGAACCGGAACCGTTGATGCCTCGGGAGTCCATGACCTGCGCAATCTGGAAAGCCAAGTCGTTTCGCAGCCACGCCTCGATGTCGACCGAACTTTGCTGGAGCAGCTGGCGCGAGACCTCGGTATGAACCGGCAGACGACGCGGCGAAAGGCTAATCTGACCGAACGAGACGCTAGATTCCGCGCTAGTGGCGTTCTCCGCCTTCTCCACAGCCTGATCGTCTGCGGTGACCTTCGGGAACGCGATGTTACCCTGAAGGCCGCCAATCATCGTGACGCCGAGCTGCTGAAGGACAAGCTTCTTGCGGAGTCGATCAATGATCGAGCCGAGCGCGGTCTGGATGGTGAGACCACCCTGATCGCCAGCCACGCTGGTCGTGCCAGTAGCGGTGAGGTCACGATGCTCCATGGAGCCCACGACGCCGGAGCGGGTCAACACGATCTGCGGAATGAAGAAGTTGCCGTTGCCGCACTGGACACCGGCGTCGCGCAGCTCCTTCTGGCCTTCCCGCGACATCTCGCCTTCGATACCATCGAGGGGCCGGTTGTCAAGCAGACAGTTGAGGGCACGCACGACCGAGTATTGATTGAGGTCGCGCTGCTCGTTGGTGCTGAGACCGGAGCGCATATCACCAGAGATCACACGGGGCGTGGGCTGGGCCGATGCGCGGGTTTCGAGTTCAGATTGTTTGGCGCGATGTTCGGCCAGCTTGGTCTCGGTCTCGATCTCCTTGTCGATCTTCTCGATCTCGGCGAGATCGGCGGAGCGCTGGTCGAGTTCCGCCTGCGTGAGGTCACGCTTCTCGGTTTCGGCCGTGTTGATGGTGGCGTCGATTTTGGCAAGCAACGCCTTCCGCTTTTCGAGCAGTTTCTTGAGCATGGATTTCGTCCCCTTATGTATTGTTGATCTTGAGACGCGCCTGCCTCAGACGAAGTAGGCGGAAGGGCGTCGTTGGTTTCGCGGAGCGTTGCTCCTTGAAAGTCTGTAACGACCGGGCTGCGACCTCGGTCTCTTCGTACGCGGGCCACGTGACGACCGAGACCTCGAACAGGTCGACGTCAGAGAGGACGCGCAAATCATATCCGCGCTCCTCGTCTATGTCCCACTCGTACTTCTTTGCCACCATGCCAAACGACATGGCATCAAGATTTCCAGATCGGACGTTGGCGAGGACGTCCCGATTAAACTGGGTATCAATCAACTCAACTTCAACATGCAAGCCATGGTCATCTTCGTGGACAGCCAGCGTATTTGCGCCACGACGACCGAGAACTTGTGCCACGTTGTGCTGATAAAGGGCGCGAACGTCTGGTAGCTCTGTTAGCGACCGACTGAAACACCCGGGGCGCAATACCTCTCTCCACCCGCCAAAATCCGCAGACTCCGAGTTGAAGACAGCTGCGTATCCAACTAGGGTGCCGATGACTCCATCCTTCTTAGCTTCACGCAGTTCCAACTTGCGAAAGGACCTATATTCGATTAGTGGAATTGGCATATATGTTAAGGTTTTGGAACTGGATCGGTCTTTCCGAGTCGGAGAATATCAGACGCCTCTTCAGCGTCAACCATATTTAGCGGCTGAAGATAAACATCACCCCCTTCAATCGATGGCAACCCCTCACGCTCACGAATATCGTTAACTGAGAGCCAGCCCCACTGCCGGGCGACAGCATAAGAATCGAACCGAGACTTGAGGTCGCTGTCCGCGAGTGCATCGAGGTCGAATTCGATGTAGAACCCCTGATCGCGCTCCTCGGCCGAGAGCAGCTTGGCGTTGAGAGTCTGTTGCCAGCGGATACAAATCGGGCGGATCGTCTCGCTGATGAAGGACAGGTTGTCCTGCTCGACGTTCGCCCGGGGCTGCCCGCTCATGATCCCGATCTTGTGCGGTGGCACGCCGAATACGCGACAAATGTTTAGGTCCTGTGCCTGCCGGGACTCGTCGAACTGACTGTCCTTGTTTTCCGAGCGTTGGGCGACGTACTTCAGGCCCTCCTCCAAGACCAGCATCCGGTATAGGTTCCTGCCCCCCGTCTGTGATTCAATCTGGTTGCGCAGTCGCTCCTGTGCAGCCTCGGACAGAGAGGCCGGATGTTCTAGCACACCACCCGGACGAGACCCGTTGCCGAAGAACTTCGCCGCATTGTCCTGCAACGCAATAGCAAGGGCAATACACTCCCTGACTGAACCGAGGAGGTCGATTCCGAGCAGACCGTTGAACGTGTTGGACCGAATGTGGACGACGTCCTTTGCCGCAAGGACAGCCCCGCTCTCCAAGAAACGGTATTGAATTTTCTTGGTCGTCGAGTTGCGATAGACGTCAACCTTTGACGTCTCAACAGGATAGATACCGACCGGGTCGCCATCAATGTCGCGCAGAATCTCGGCGTAACAGTTCGACCTGAGCGAGAGATTGGCCTGCATCGCCGACCGGACGTCGGTGCTGGTCATCTCCTCATTAGGCATGTCATGAAGAATTGGGTACAGCCGGTGACTCATCGCCAGTCGACTGGATCGTCCGGCCTTCTGCATCACGTTCAGCGGCAACGTGCCAATCGTGTCTGACAGCACCCGGACGCAGGCGAACACGGACGCGATTCCCATTGCCCGTAATGGCGTAACTGTAATGCCTGTCGCGTTCTGGGCCGACCCGATGAAGGACTGCATAAGCCACGCACTCGGGTCCTTGAGGTCAGAAACAATTTCGTTCGATCTCGTTTCGATCATCAACCTGAGAAGAGCGCGGGGTGAAAAAGACGACGCTGACACCTTCATCAAAGTCCAAAAACCACGTGCCCAACTTTCGGTCAACAATTTTCTCTCAATACGCTATCATGCCCCGTTCCTCGTACTTGCTCTTTTTGATCGGCTTTCCGAACAATCCACGGCCGAGCGCCATGATCAGCGCCACGATTCCATCGATACGATTACGTTGCTTCTTGGTCTTGCCGTCTCCCTCCCCGCCCTTGTCGGGGCGGATGTTGTCGTTTGAATCCCGGATGACCGTCGTGTTTCCGGCCATCCAGCGCAGAATCGGGTGTCCGCCGTGGCGTAGTTCCTTCTTCAGCACCTTCTTTTCGAGGTCTGACGTAGGTGGCCCGAGGGTCGCGTGACCCTGTCTCATCTGCACCATCTCAAATCCCTCAGTTTGTAATTTCGTCGCAATTTCGACCGCCTTCCATGGATCAAATCCGATTTCGACAATCGAAAACTCTTCGCCCAACTTGATTATGAACTCACGGATGAACTCAAGGTCGATGATGTCACCGGGCGTGGTGAGCAGTAGCCCGGTCTTCTTCCATTCCAAGTATGGCACACGGTCCCGCCTTGCCGCCCGCTTGAGGTTGTCCTCGGGCAAGAAGAAGAATGGCAGGACGGTCCATTCCGGATACGGACCAGGAGGAAACAGCAGCACCACGGCCGTGATGTCCGTGTTCGAGGACAAGTCGATCCCGGCGTAACACTTCTGCCGATGCAGCTTCTCGCGCTCGACCAGACCATCACAGGCGTCCCACCTCGCCATGTCGAGCCAGCGCTTCTCAACCTCGGTCCAGACGTTGAGCTGCTTGTTGAGGAACGCATTTTCCTTGCCCGGCATCATGATCGCCTTGTTGCACTGGTCCCGCATGTAGTCGACGTTCTTCGCCGCACCGAGGCAGGGATTGGCCTCGTACCAGCGATCCTCGTTCTGCCAGTCGTAATACGTCTCGCTCGTACCATCTTTCTTGATACGAACTGACTCGTCCATGTCCGCGATAAAGACAAAGTACGTATCATCGCAATACTTACGAGACATCGCGCCCTCAAGGATGGATACGCCGTGGGTCCGCTGCTGGTAGCAGATGCCGTGCTTGTTGTATCCGGCCGTGGTGATCACAAACATCAACGGCTGAGACCTGGCACCGAACGCGTCCTCGATCACGTCCCACAGCGCACGGTCGGGCCATTCGTGCAGCTCGTCGAGGATGGCGCAGTGAGGATTCAAGCCGTCCAGCTTCTCTGAATCGGACGCCAGCGGCTCGAACCGCGAGTTTGTCGCCTTCACCCGCAGCGACAGCCAGTGCAGCGACGTCTGACGTATCTTGCTCTTGGATGCGATCTTGCACGCCGCGTCCCAGACGATCTTGGCCTGATCCCGCTTCGTTGCCGCAGCATAAACCTGCGCTCCCTCCTCCCGGTCGGCGATCAGCATATACAGACCGACGACCGAGGCGAGGAAGGATTTGCCATTCTTGCGCGGCACCTCCACGTAGGCGTACCGGAAACGCCGCTTGTGGTCGCTCTTGCGTTTCCATCCAAACGGTACACACAACAGGAACCGTTGCCACAGCAGCGGCTCGAACGGCTGACCCGCCAAATCGCCCTCCCAGTGGCACAACTTACGGGCGAAGCGCACCACTCGGTCGCCGGCCTCGGGGTCGTAGTAGTACGGGAATTCTTCGTCCTCCTGTCGACTCAGGTCGAGCAGATGACGCAGACAGGCAAGCTTGATCTTCTTGCACGCCCGTATTTCTCCGTTCGCTACCTGTGAACAGTAGAGCAACACGTCATCTGTGATCGTCAGCCCAGACACGAGCCGCTCGTATTCGATTTGCCATGCTTCCATGGTGATCAGCTCTGCAGGAACTCAGCCATTGGATCAGGTTCGTCATCTCCCTCCTTGTCCGGAGGTGATGCCCGCAGCCGGGAAAGCGGGGTCATGCACAGCTCGGGCAACAGGCCCCGCATCCGGGACCACGCGCTCTGCATGATATCCACCTCGGGACGTTTCAGCTCGCGAAAACCGCCACGGTCCGACAGTGTCTCGTACGTGTACCCCTTTGAATTGATCACCTCCCGCGCGCCACGGTATTCCTCATACGCCGCGCAGAACGCCTCGACCGAGCTTTCGTCGGCCTGATCCTCAATCTCCATCGCCCGCAGCCTGGCCACCGTATTCAGCCAGCACTGTCTGCCGATCTTGCCAAGGTACTTGGGTGGGTCACCGATTTTCTTTCCGACGCGCAGCTTGGTCCTCGATGCGTTCTCACGAGCTATTACGACCTTCTGTCCAACTGAATCAAATTCTTTTCGAGGTTTTGGTATAAGCGTATTGGGTGATTTCGGAATTTTCTTCATGGTGCACTCTCTTTCTTAG